AATGGGGAAACAAATTAATCTCTCTCGACAAAGTGAATACCTAGAACACTAAAGCAAAAAGACCGCTTAATCTATACGATTGGGCGGTCTTTTTTGTATCCAAATTTTAAGAAAGCGAGGTGAATACGATTGACTGATGTGTATTGTGAAAAGAGACGATGCCTTAATAATGTGAAAGGTTGGTGCAAGGCTAATGGAATTCATATTGATCATATGTGCAAATCGTATGCACCATCACATTCGTTAGTAAAAACAAAAACCGCAAAGGTTCATAAGGAATGCGGTAAATATAAGCAGAATAAAGGAGTGCTGAAATAATGGAAGATAACATTATGATACATTGCGCGTATACAGATTTGGTAGATATTGCTTCAGTTATTCCTAATCCTAGAAATCCTAACCACCATAGTGATAAGCAAGTAGAGTTGTTAGCCAAAGTGATAAAAGCACAAGGTTGGCGAGCTCCGATTACGGTGAGTAACCGTTCTGGGTTTATTGTAAGAGGCCATGGGCGGTTAATGGCTGCACAATTATTAGGCCTAGATATTGTTCCAATTGATCGGCAGGATTATGAAAGCGAAGCTGCAGAGTATGCAGACCTGATTGCAGACAATAGAATCGCCGAACTATCAGATATCGATAATACCTTACTAGGAGAGTTATTAGCTGATACGGGAGATTTTGCTGAGTTCACAGGTTATTCTGATGATGATATAGCTAGCCTATTAAACCAGGTAATGGCAGATGAAGTTCATGAGGATGATTTTGATGCAGAAGAAGCTATTAAATCAATTAAAGAACCTATGACAAAGTTCGGTGATGTATGGATGCTAGGTGAGCATATGTTATTGTGTGGCGACTCAACAAAGACGGAATCTCTTAATTGTCTACTGGGGGGGGACGTTGCTGATATGGTATTTACAGACCCTCCATATAACGTGGCTTATGAGGGCGGCACAAAAGAGGCGCTCACTATCCAAAATGATAATATGTCAGACGATGAATTTGATATATTTCTTGATGATGTATTTGCTTTGGTTAGTAAAGCATTAAAACCTGGTGGTGCGTTTTATATCTGCCACTCTGATAGTTGCGGTGGACAATTTAGACGTGCGATTCGAGATAATGATTTACTTATCAAACAATGTCTGATTTGGGTTAAGAATACATTTGTAATGGGGCGCCAAGATTACCAGTGGAAACACGAACCAATTCTATATGGATGGAAACCTGGTGCTAGTCATAAGTTTTATGGTGGCAGAAAACAATCTACTGTGATTGATGACAATCTTCCTCTTGAAATCGAAAAAGATGGAAATGACTATATTCTTCATTTTTCTAATGATACGGACCATATTGTGGTAAGAGTGCCTGGGTATGAAATAGAAGTTAATAATGGCACTGAATGTGATTCTATATGGCGATTTAATAAGCCATTAAGAAATGGTGAACATCCGACGATGAAACCGATTGCATTATGTGCACAGGGAATTAAGAACTCATCAAAACCGGGAGAACTTGTATTCGAACCGTTTGGTGGCTCAGGGTCTACTTTGATTGCCTGCGAACAAACAAAGCGCAGATGTAGATGCATTGAATTAGATCCTAAATACTGTGATGTAATAGTAAAACGATATATCGAATTTATTGGAAGTAATAAAAATGTATATGTGATTAGAAATGGGCAACGCTTAGAATTTTCTGAGGTTGCCCAATAGTTTTTGTAAACAACATGAATTGAGTGAGGTGGTGCTGCCATGTGACGACACATCAGCAAGCGCACAAGGACTACCTAAATGGCATGAAGTATAAGGATATTGCCGATAAGTATGGGGTGTCATTGGCGACTGTTAAATCGTGGAAGACACGCTATGGGTGGTTCCGCGATACATCAAAAAAAAGTATGCATACAAAAAATAAAAGTACGCATACTAGAAAACGAGGAGGCCAGCCTGGCAATCATAATGCATTATACAATGCTGGCGGTGCGCCTAAACAAAATCAAAATGCTGTTAAGCACGGATTACTAGCGAAATATTTACCAAAAGAAACTTTAGACATTGTGATGGAAGTCGAGGAATCAAGCCCTATTGATATTCTATATATGAACATAAAAGTTCAATTTGCACGTATTATCAGAGCACAAAAGCTGATGTATGTTGAGGGAATAGAAGACCATACACGGGTCACTGAAAACAGGACAGAGGTTACTATTGACCCAGCTAAAGGGACCAGTCGCTCTGTTACTAAAACAGATAAGGTCATTTCTTCGGTAGATAAAGAAGTAGTATTTATGAAGGCCCAATCAGTGGCAATGGCCACTTTAACTAAAATGATTCAGCAGTACGACGTTATGTGTCGCAGTCCGCTAGCTACAGACGAACAACGAGCAAGAATTGATAAGATTCGCGCTGAAGTTGCCAATATTTCTATGGGAAATCGGGCGATTGATGTTAATGTAAATCACAATCCATTAGCTGGGTTAAGTACTGAAGAAATTAGAAAAGTTATTGAAAAAGAGGATAGATAATATGGAATTCACACCGGCTGTTGTACAGGAGTTCAAATATGAACTTGCGAGACGTGAATTCTTTTATTTTTGCCATCTATTAGAGGGTGACTTTTATGAATACGACCGTCAATATTTAGTTGATTTGTGCGATGCATTACAAGATTTTTATGAGGGCGATATCTACAATGTTCTTATTCTTAATTTACCGCCACGGCATGGGAAGAGCCGCACAGCCCAGAACCTGTCAAAATGGGTACTTGGTAAAAACCATAAAGAAAAGGTGATGACTGGATCTTACAATGCGACTTTATCCAAGACATTTGCCAAGGGAGTGCGAAATGCAATCAAGGAAGTTAAAGCTGATGAGAATATAACCGTTTTCTCAGATGTATTCCCTGGAGTTGAAATCAAAGAGGGCGATGGAGCAGCTCACATGTGGTCTTTGAAGGATGGTTATAATAGCTATTTAGCTACATCACCTGACGGTTCATCTACAGGCTTTGGTGCGACACTCTTAATAATTGACGACATCATTAAAAACGCTGAAGAAGCCTATAATGAAAACGTCAAAGAGTCACATTGGAGTTGGTTTACAAACACAATGCTCTCTCGATTAGAAGAGGGAGGGAAGATTATTATAATCATGACACGATGGGCTTCAGATGATTTGGCCGGGCGTGCAATCGAGCATTTCAAAGATGATCCTAAGTTCAAATCTAAAGTGATTATGATGAAAGCGGTTCAGGAGGATGGCAGTATGCTGTGCTCGGATGTACTGTCAAAAGATAGCTATCTATCTAAAATTAGAGCAATGGGCGAGGATATTGCATCAGCCAATTACCAACAAGAGCCTATTGATGTCAAAGGTAGGCTATACTCTTATTTCAGTACATATGAGGATGTTCCTAGGGATGATAAAGGATATCCATTATTCTCTGCAGTGAAGGCTTATGTGGATTCTGCAGATACTGGCGACGACTTCTTATGCGCTATTGTGTATGGAGTATATAAAGACTACGCATATGTGTTAGATGTATTGTATACAGATGCGCCTATGGAAATTACTGAAGAACAAACTGCAGATTTAATAAATCAAAATAGTGTAAATATTGCTGATATAGAGTCTAATAATGGTGGACGTGGTTTTGCTAGAAATGTTAAACGGATACTAAAAGAAAAGTATCCAGGTAATCGGACAAAGATTACTGCATTTCATCAAAGTAAGAATAAGGAAGCTAGAATATTATCAAATTCAACACAAGTTATGGATTATGTTTTATTCCCAGTTAACTTTAAGGACCGCTGGCCTGAATACTATACATCCATGTATAAGTATCAGCGCAAAGGTAAAAATGCACATGATGATGCTCAAGACGCAACGACAGGCGTTGTTGAACGTTTGAATGCGCCTGTTATTAAATCCATCAATTCTGATATTTATTAGGAGGAACTTCATTATATGTTTATTACAAACGAACAGAAGTATGCATACCAGTTATTACATGATGCGTACTATGGGTCCGGGTTATTCTCTTTAGGTCGTGGTTTAAAACAGCATCCAAGAGAAAGCATAGACAATTATAATTTCCGTAAAAAGTTATCAAGCTATTCTAATCATACAGCAGCGATTATTAATGCGAATGTAGATCCTATTTTTAATGATGAAATTCGAAGAGAGTATAAAGAAACGGCTAAATTCAAAGTGTTTTTAAAAGATGCAGATCGATTAGGTACATCATTACAAGAATACATTCAGCAACAAGCTTTGATTGCCAAAATGTATGGTGTTGTGTATGTCATTGTTAACAATGAAGCAGAATTTGGTGAAAGTTTGGCTGATAATGTACGTGATAGACGGTTACCGTATTTAACTTCAGTTGAACCTAGAGATGTGACTGGGTGGAAACTGGATGACAAAGGTCGAATAATTAGATTCGAATATAGAACGATTATTACTGATGATAATGGAGGTAGTTCAACAGTATATTATGAATGGACAGATACAAAATGGACTATTCGTGATAAAGGGCGAGGCATTATTAATGAAGGTGAACATGGGTTAGGACATGTCCCTGTAGTGCAATGGTTTGGCCGTAGCACTAAGAAAACAACTATATTACCGCATCCAGAGTTCTATTCGTTAGCACAAAAGAACTATAGAGTCTATCATCTTGATAGTTTATTGACACAGATTTTGAACTCTCAAACATTTTCTACTTTAACCATGCCATCCGATGAAGGAATAGAAGACTTAACCTTGGGCGTTAACAACGTACTACTATATCCATCAGAGGCTAGTCATCCGCCTGCTTTTATTGCTCCAGATAATGGGCCGGCACAAATTATCATGCAAGAAAAGGAAGCTGAAATTAAAGAAATGTACCGCATAGGTGGTGTTGATTCTGTAGTAGGGGTTCAGCAGGAAAAATCAGGGGTTGCTAAACAGTGGGCATTCAAAAGAACAAATCAACGACTAGCAAACTTCGCTGTACAGTGTGAAAATGCAGAGAAAGCCATTATTGCATTATATGAATTGTGGACTGGCGAGCAGTTGAATTATAAATGCGAATATCCAAGGGACTTTGACATTAATGATGTAGCTGATTGCTTATCTCAAGGACAGCAAGCCCTTGATTTAGGCTTTAAATCTAAAACCTATTATGCGGAAGTTGTTAAAAGAGTTCTCGATGGATATATGCCAAACATCGATGATAAGGTTTATGATGATATCATTAAAGAAATTGAGGATTCAACACAACAGGATATCCTTGATGTCACATATTCAACTAGTAGTGAGGGCGATGATGTAGATGAATAAGACTACAGAACAAACCATTCAGGATACTATAGATAAGTTTGAAAATGAAATTCGACGACTATTAGAAGCTGGTTACGCCCCACAAACTGCAGTACGAAAAGCGTATAATAAATACCCCGTTATGGATGCCATGCGGGGTGTTTTAATATCCGAATTAATTCGTGAATGTGTCAAAGGATATGGGGTTGATATTGGTGTAACCGGTAATGCAATTAAAAGTGCTATTATAAAAGGCATGCCATATAGTCTAAAAACGATTTCTAAGGCCATGCAAGATGCGTGGGCACCTGATGGCTTAAACTTATCTGAGCGACTACATAATGCGTCTAGTCGTGTCAAAAACGATGTTTCAGAAGCAATATCCGATGCAATGAAGAAAGGACAGGATACATTAGCTACAGCAAAGGCTATATTCGATGGCTATGGAGGTAATTCTGTAATTTCAAAAGCTGAGTTGCCTGATTTTTTGGAGAAGCTTCGCAAGTTGCCCATTCCGTTGCCTAATGATGAAGCTGGGAAAGATATGCTTAAATATCAGCTTCGTAAAGTTCGCCGATTAGTTGAGCAAGAAACTACTCCGGGACTTAGAGCTGCATATAGTGAGTTGATTGATGCTGTTGAAAAGAGCAATACAGCAGCTTTAAATCATGCCATATATGTTGCGACGCAGGAAAAGGCTCGTTATCATGCTGAACGTATTGCTAGAACTGAAAGGGCTCGTGCATATGCAGAGGGTGAAATTGCAAGGCATATGGATGATCCTGATGTAGTTGCATTTCAATGGAAATTGAGCACACGACATCCTGTGGTTGATATATGTGACGTTTATGCAAATGCTGATTTATATGGACTTGGGAAAGGTATTTACCCTAAGGATAAATTTCCTCATTTACCTGCACATCCACATTGCATATGTCGTATTAAGCCAATTATAGAAGGTATGATTGATACTGCATCAGCCAAGCCAAATATAGAAGCTGGAGGGCTAGCGTATTTGAAGTCATTACCAAAGCGTGAGCAAGAGCGCATTTTAGGTGTAAATGGTCGCAATTTAGTAATGAATGGGCACGCATCATGGACTGAGGAAGCTAGGGGCTGGGATGGTGCTGTATTTAAAAGCAGACTGCCTGTTATTGAGTCATTGAAAAATTATATTAAGAATGGAAAAATTAATATTGAGGATCTTTCAAAGCGTCGGGAGTTTGAAACAATAGATGATGTTAGACATCGTGTTATTGATTATATTAACTCACCATACTTTAATAGCAGCTATGTGATGCGGCAAAGCATGCATATAAAAGGTGGTAAGCTTTACGATAAAACACAAAATAAAAGTTATTATAACCACGAAATCCCTCATGCTGATGTTATAAAGGCCATACAGGAAGGCGTTTATAGTGGTATTAGGTTTACTCGAAAGGGCGATTGGAATCATAAAATAATGGTTGATATATCCCCTCATATTGGGTATGATGTAAATGCAAGGAGCGGAACAAAGCAGAAAACTAGCCTTGCAACTGTACATGTATCAGGAAAGGGTATTCATATAGTACCAAAAGGAAGTGAACGAAAATGACAGAAGAAGAACTTTATAAACGCTATAATGAGATTCGTTCAGAAAATGTAGAAGTCAGATTCGTTGACGGTGACATTATTACTGGCAAATTAGATTCGTTTACATCGGGTGTGAATAATGAGCCTGATGAAGCATCAATATATGTTGGCGAATATGAATTGTATGCCAGTGAAATCGTAGAAATACGAGAAATTTAAAACTTAATTTAATCAATCAAGCACTTGCTTATGCAGGTGCTTTTTTATTTGCCTTTTTAGTATTGCAGGCGTAAAAGAACAAGACCGCAGTCGTGAGGTGTGGCTCACGAAAATAAAGCGAAGAGGGAAAGTTTATTTTACAGGAGGTCATACAGATGACAAAAGAGGAACTAATTAAGTTAGGGTTAACGGAGGAACAAGCAGAGGCAGTGACTAAGGATTATGGTGAAAACTATGTTTCCAAGAGTCAATTTAATGCCAAGAATGATGAGGCGAAAGCAGCAAAAGCGGCAAAAGAAGTCGTCGACCGTGAGCTTGCTGATGCGCAAGGCAAGCTAGAAAAAATCACCTCTACAGGGATTAAAGATGATGCAGGTATTGTAGCTATGCAGCAACGAATTAAAACCCTGGAGGATTCTGTAGAGGCCGAGCGTAAAGCAAGAGAAAATGCTGATGCACAACGTGTACAGTCTGAAATTTCTGCAGCCGTGGTTGATTCTTTGACGAAGCGTAACGCTATGGATCCTAAGGAATTTTCAAAGCTGATTGTTGGTAACATCAAAGTCAACGAAGATGGTACTTATGGATATATTAAGCCTGATGGTACTAGCGGAACTGTTGACGATTGCGTAGATGAATGGCTAAAAGGTAAAGATTATGCAATTAAAGATGTACAAAAACGCGGGAGTGGTTCAGGCACAAGCGGTGCAGGAAGCAACAATTCTGGCAGTAATAAGCCAGTAGGTTTAAAGGGGGCCGTAGCGGCTGCTATTGAAGCCCAATAAATTTTATAAATTCTAATAACGGAGGAATAAACTAATGCCAATTACATTAGCTGAAGCAAAACTTAACGTACAAGACGATTTACAAATGGGAGTTATTGATGAATTCCGTAAATCGTCTTTTTTATTTGAAAACTTAACATTTGATGATGCTGTATCTCCTACTGGCGGTGGCGGTACTTTAACCTATGGTTATACTCGATTATTAACACAACCAACTGCAGATTTCCGTGATATTAATGCTGAATACACACCTCAAAGTGTAACTCGTAAACGTCATACTGTTGATTTGAAAGTATTTGGCGGATCCTTTGAAATCGACCGTGTAATCGCTAAAATGGGAGGTATTGTTGATGAAGTAACATTACAAATCGAACAAAAGGTTAAGGCTGCAACTGCATTGTTTAATGACACAGTTATTAATGGCGATACTGGTACCAACGCTAAAGCATTTGATGGTTTAGACAAGGCACTTTTAGGATCTTCTACTGAATATACACCTACAGCAGCTATCGATTTGTCTGATAGTGGTGCTATTGATGCAAACTACAAGACATTCTTAGACCAACTCGATGAATTCCTTTTAGGCTTGGATGGTGCGCCATCTGCCATTATGGGCAACTCTAAATTGATTGCTAAAATTCGAGCAGTAGCTAGACGTTCTGCGATGTACTCTACTCAATTAAATGAATTCGGACAACAAGTTGAATATTACGGAATTACACCATTAGTTGACCTTGGTGCCAAAGCTGGTAGCAATGACCCTGTGGTAGGTATTAATGGTCAAGGTGAAACTTCTTTATATGTCGCACGCCTTGGCCTCGATGGTTTCCACGGCGTATCTCTTGCGGGCGATAATGTGGTTAACTTATGGCTCCCTGACTTCACTTCTTCCGGAGCTGTAAAAAAAGGCGAGGTCGAAATGGTTGCCGCGGTTGCATTAAAAGCATCTAAGGCAGCAGGCGTATTCCGTAAAATTAAGGTTAAATAAGGAGGTCAATTATGCCGATTATTAAATCTCCAGTACCTGATTATACAGGTCAAACTGGTTCAGTTGTATTTGTGAATGGGGAAGGCTTTACCGAAGATGCCAACCACATTGAATGGTTTAAAGAGCACGGCTATGAAGTTGTGGAAGATAAACCTGTAAAGGAACCTAAAAATACAACCCCAAATGCTGATAAAGAGCCTAAGGATAAAGCTCCTGAGGATAAAACCTCAGGTAAGGGTTCCGGTAAAAAATAATTGCTATGAATAGCCAGGCTATATTTGAAAAACGTATTCGTCAGGCAGTAAAAGCGAGTACTATTGAAGTTCGAGATACTGCACAGGAGAAACATAGATTTACCTCAAGAACAGGGAATTTAGAAAAGGCTGTTGATTATCGAATTTCTAATAGTGGAATGCAAGGGGTTGTATTTATTGATAGTGATGTCGCTAAATACGGCCCTTTTGTGCATGAGGGAACTCCAGCTCATGTGATTAATCCACGATTCAAAAAGGTATTAAGATTTGTCCCTCGTGGTGGCAATGGATTCGTGTTTACTCGAAGGGTGTTTCATCCGGGAACGGCACCTGATCCATTCTTATATGATGCGTTGGAAAATAATATACCAAACATTATTAATATATTTTCACAATATACAGGCCATGCCTTGGATGATGTGGCTCGTGGGTTAGCTAAAGACGAATATTCAATAATATTTAATATGTAAGGGGTTTTAATATGCTGTACAAATTTGAGGATATGGCGGAGCTATTTAATGATGAGTTACTAGGTGATGAAATAACCGCCAATACTGTCGGAAAGGCAGAACAGTGGTTATATGCATTTGGTAATCGTCTAGGTGTAAAGCCGGATAAGATTATTCGTAGTTTTACAACCGATGAATTAGTGCTTGCTTATATCTATCGTGAAGTATGCGTAAATAAAGCATTTGCATTGCCGGGTTCTTACAGTAATAATGGCTCAACGGACGATTTTTATTCTAAAAAATTAGAATATTATGAATCTCGTATCAAGCAATTAGAATCTCGTATCACACCTGAACAGTTAACTGGCAACCCTACTGAATATAAGGGCTATCGCTCCGTTGAAATATACAGGGGGTAATATGTGGCTAGAATTAATACAACATATCAAATCTACTATCGATAATAGCGGAGCTGCATTTAATGTCATGCTAGGTGCTATGCGACCACAAGCAGCAAAGGTCGATGAAAATGGGGTTATTATGGTTATTCGTGGGGAAACTACGAGGGGAGATAACTCCATTCAATCTGAATTGCAACAAGAACTATATATCGAGGTTTGGGGGCGAAATGATAACCCAGATCTAGAAGTAGGCTACGAATTAATAGCTAAATTGGAGGATAGGTTCGAGGTAATTATTAATGATCTACGCAAACGATGTGGTGAATTAGACGAAACTGCATGTATATTACAGAATACTGGCTATCAGATTATAGATTTAGTGTGTACAAGTAAAGTTGGCGACCATGATAGTGTACGTCCTTTAATTGGTACGCAATATCGCTTTATGGTTCGCCTTATTGATTTAAAAGAGAAAACTAACGGAGGTATTTTCTAATGGCACCAGCTGCAACACCAAAAAAATTATACAAACCGGCTCAAACCGCAATGCCTACAGCCGGCAAGAATTATCTTATTTACTTAAATGTAGGCACTGACGAAACTACAAATGCTGAATGGCTTTTATTAGGTGGCCAACGTAGTGGCGACTTATCTCGTAAGGCTGACTCTATCGACGCATCTAGTAAAGATAGTGGCGGTTGGAAAGTTACTATTCCGGGTATGAAAGAATGGTCTATCGACCTTGAAACACTTTTAATGCCTAATGAAGAAAGTTTGGTACTACTCGAAAAAGCATTCTTGAATGATGAAAAAGTTCATCTTAAATTTGAATACCCAGATAAATCTTACATGACAGGTTTGGCGTCTATTACAGAATTATCTTTAGGCACACCACACGACGATGTAGCTACTTATAAAGGTACATTGAACGGTGCAGGTCCATTGTCTGAATTGAAGAAAGCCTAATTAACTATTTTTAAGGAGCGTGCAAAAAATGAAAAAAATTAATTGTGATCTATTCGCTATGGGCGAAACTATCTTTTTCAACATCGGTCGTATTGCTGAGTTGGAACAGCTATGGGGCGAGCCTATTTTTAAAGCGGTACAAAGTGGCACAATGACTTTCAATCAGCTTATTACTGCTTTCGTTGTAGGTATGAAACAACATGGCAAAAAGCGTGATTACATCTACTATCAAGACAAATTACAAGAACTCTTTGACGAGGGTTCCGTCCAATATAGCGACCTTGTGCAGTTAATTGTACAAGCCCTTATTGGTAGTGGTGTGTTTGGTAAGGCTGCATATTACGCTTTATTCCCAGACGAGGCTGACGAGCAAGCACGCTCCGAGGTTGAGGCTGAAAACGAAACAAAAAACTAAGAGGGGGCGACACCGCCCCCTCTTTTAAAGTATGGATAACTAAGGCCGAACGCATGGCGTATGGTCCGCTTAATCTTAAACCGTGGGAATTCATGAATTTAAGCCCTATGGAATATTACAAACTTGCCGAGGGTTATGAGTTAAGAACGGAGATTGAGGACCGTAATCAAGCGTATTTTGCGTGCCTAATGACAAATGTACATATCGCAGGCAAACGGAAGTTGACTGTTGAAGATATTATGAAACAATTACATCCAATGACATTAGCTAAACGCAAAAACGAAGAAAAGTTATTCATGGAAGAGTTTAGACAGGCGGGAGGTGAGATATAAGAAAATGGCAGATTCACAAATTAATGTTCGCATAGTTGGTTCCTCTAGTGGTGCGGAACAAGCGCTTGATAGGGTGGCTAAGAAAGCAGAAAATGCACTAGGAAAAGACGTTACTGCTTCGATGGAGGCTGTTAAAAGCAAAGCGCAGAAGATCTTCGGTATAGAAATTCCTAGTATCATGAACGCTGCCAAAAGTGGCGCTGCATTTGGTGCTGCGGCAATAGGTATTGAAGCTGCAGGACGAGCCATGAAAGATATGGCAGTTAGTGCTGTTCAAACCACCGACCAACTTACACAGATTAGGGCACGTATCAATCTAATTAATGACGGCAGTCAGTCTACTGCTGAAATTATGGACAAGATTTATAGTGCAGCCAACCGTTCTCGTGGTAGCTATTTAGATATGGCCGATAGTGTTGCTAAGTTGAATATGCTTGCAAAAGACGCTTTTTCATCTAATGACGAAGCAATCTATTTTGTTGAACAGTTGAATAAGCAGTTCAAGATCTCCGGTGCTAGCGTTGAAGAAACAACATCAGCTATGTACCAGTTAACGCAAGCAATGGCAGCTGGTAAGCTACAAGGGGACGAATTCCACTCAATTATGGAAAACGCTCCGATGTTGGCACAATCTATTGCCAGTGAAATGGGCTTGACTGTAGGTCAATTGAAGGAAATGAGTTCGCAAGGGCTCATTACTGCTGACATTATCAAGGAAGCCCTATTCAATAGTGCAGAAGAAACAAACGCTAAGTTTGCAGAAATTCCTATGACGTTCCAAGATATAGGAATGCAAGTTCAGAACGAATTAATAGCTGCATTTCAACCAGCTATGGAAGAAATAAGCAACATGACAAGTTCGGGTGTATTAAACGATGCACTTGCTGGGTTGTCTATTGCCTTTCGTTTGGTTGGCACTGCTGCACAAGCAGCCATTATTACTGTAAGGGGTGCATTTAGTGCATTATCAGTTGTAATTGGTACAGCTAAGAATATTGTTACGAGCTTTGCTAACCTATTTAGAACTACCATGCCAGGGGTTGCCACTGCCATTGTAGGTGTTACAACTGCATTTATTACTTATAAAGCGACAGTCGCATTATGTAGCGCTCAAACTGCTGCATTGACTGTAAAAACTGTAGCGTTAAAAACTGCACAAGTCGCCTCTGCAATTGCAACTAGGTCTTATGCGTTAGCAATGACTGTTGTTAAAGTGGCAATTCAAGGTACTATCTTATCGATAGGCGCATTGACTTTGGGGACAACTGTCCTTAAATCTCTGTTTCTAGCTTTAAGAAGTAGTACATTAGCTGCAGCTACTGCTCAGCGTGTATTAAATGTTGTAATGAAGGCAAACCCAGTCGGAATATTAATATCCGTTATAATGACTTTGGTCGGCGTGTTTGCGACTGCATCTGCTGCGTCTAATGGTTTCGGTAATACGTTAAGTTCGGTATTTTCAACTATTGTGCATACCGCTGTTTGGGGCGTGAATAAGATTATCGAAGGTCTTAACTGGTTAATTGCAAAACTTAATAGCGTAGGCGATAAAGTAGCGAAATTCTTTGGTACTACATTTACTGCTATACAACAGGTTGATACAATTAGCGCCGATACGGCACAAGAAATTGTAAATACTGGCGTTAATATGGCTTCACAAATAACACAAGGGTTATCCGGCGGCGGAGACACTGGTTTCGATGGTGGAGCAGGTGGTGGTGGCGGTGGTGCTGACACTGGCTCTGGTGGTGCTGGTGGCGGAGGCGGTTCCGGCAGTGGCGCATCTGGAAAGGATCTTGCAAAAGAGGCCAAAGAAGTCCACGAAAAAATCTTGCAATCGTTTTTAGAAATGCAAGGCAATCAAGTCGAATTAATTGAATTGCAATATAAGAAAGAACGAGAAGAACTTGATAAATCCAAGTCTGCCAATGCTAATTATCAAGAGGATCTTAAAAACCTCAACGATGTTTATGCTGATAAACGTATCAAAGCTAAGCAAGAGGAAATGGCAAAACTACGTGCCATTGAAACTGGTATTCGTGATATGCAACAAGATTTTGCGTTTAAAACTTCCAGTAAGGATAGTACAGGCAGCGTATCTCCTGCCGTGCAGTTGAAAAATGATTATGCCAATGCTATTGATGAGGTTGAGGACCGCTATGCAGAAATGGTAGATAAGTTCATCAAAATGGATGCTATGGAACAGCAACATCATATTGATATGTTGAAAAAGAACGGCGTTGAATTCGAGATGAGTGCTGACGGACAAATCTCTTACGAGAAAATGAAAAACGCGGAGCTGTTAGCAATACAAGATGAGTATGCCAAAAAGGCATTACAACAACGTACCGAGCTAGTTAACGAAAAGTATGCCATTGAAGAGGCTATGCGTACTCAAAACTTCGAGGCGTTACAAGCTGCGTTAAGCGATGAATATATAGCTGAGCAACAGCATTACGACTTGAAGAAACAGCTCCTTGAAGAATGGAAACAGGCGGTATTCGATGCTCATTGGAATGGACAACAAGTTCTGTTCGATGCTGCACAAGCAGGGTTAGATAGTTTGCAAGGTTCTATCTCAGGACTTATTCAAGGCACGACAACCCTTATGCAAACATTCCAAAATCTTGGTAAAGCTATCCTCAAAACTATTGCTGATAGTGTGGCTCAATGGATAGCCGGTCAAATTAAGCAAGCCGTATTCGGGAAAATGATGGCAGCTCAACAATCCGCTACTGGAATAGCTGCGGCTAATGCTCAATTACCGGCTTGGAGTGCGTTAGCTCAACAAGTTAGTATGGCAACATTCGGTGCCAGTGCTGTCGCTGGTATGGCTGCATGGAGTGCTAATACGGCAGCTGGTGCGGCTCAAATAGCTACACAAAGTGCATTCTCCGGTATGTTCAACTCCGGCTCGAGTGGATTTAGTGGCAATCTATCGTTACCTAAACTGGCAAGCGGTGGTGTGGCTTATGGCTCCACTTACGCTGAGATTGGCGAGGGCAAATATAAAGAAGCCGTATTGCCTTTAAGCGAAAGTACATACGACGAAATTGGTGGCGGTATAGCTCGTGCTAATGGTGGAGGTGCTGGCAGTATTACGTTTAACGTATCCGCTATGGACGCTCAATCATTTGGAACATGGCTCGAAAACTCAGCAGGACGCTCGCTAAGGCAGTTTTTAGTTAATCAGGATAGGGAATTCATAGCAACGGAGGGAACATGGTAGTATGGCAGATTTAATTAAATTTCCGGATATCAAATCCCTTGCGTGGAAGTCTACGAAAGCTCAAAAATGGGATACTAAGATAAAGCGTACAGGTAGTGGCCGAGTAAGAACCATGACAACATGGCAATATCCGCAATATACAATTACTACTGAATTTGCAATATTAACTCCAGAGGAGCATAAGCAACTCATGGGATTCTATGCAAAAGTAAAAGGCGGTACAGTCCCTTTCCTTTGGTTAGACCCAGAAGACTATGAGGAAAAGGGAATTCGTTTAGGTACTGGGGCTCAATCTGAATGGCAAGCAGTTCGTTTGTATGGAGATTTTAGAGAGCCAGTAGCACATATTGAAAACCTAAAATTATATGCTAATGGGACACCGGTAAATGCTGTATCCGATAAGGGCGTAATTAGATTAGCACAAGGGGTAACAGTAGCACCAAATGCTATTATTACAGCTGACTATACATATTATTGGAAGGTCATGTTCAGTGGTGATTATACAGACGAGATTATTTACAAAGACATATTCAAGTCTAAGTCTTTTAAATTGGTAACAGTGAGGTGAGTAAATGAAGGAAGTCGGACAGATTTTAAGCAATCATTTAAGCACATCACAATCATTCTTGTCATGTGATTTGTACGAGCTAAAACTAAAAAGCGGCATCAGCTATTACTGGGCCGATACCGATGCGGATGTTAATTATGGGGGCCACACTTATAAAGGTGATGGCCCTATTATTACACGTGAAAAGATATCAACGAATAGTACTGTTAGCGTAGATAAATTAAGCGTAACTATTACTGCAAATCAAAATGACATGATAGGTGGTGTTCCTGTCTTGGAGGTTGCTCATAATGGTGGATTAGACGATGCAACACTGGATCTTCGCCGTGCATTTTTTGATGAAAACGGCAAAGTGATTGATTGTATCGACTTTTTTCATGGAATTTGTGAAGTAACACAGGGCGGTGGATTCATATTGAAAATCAGCTCAAAATCAGTTGTGCAAAAACTCAATATAGAATATCCGAACCGAAGATATTACCCTCAATGCCCTTATAGTATTTATTCAAAAGAGTGTGGCGTTGACATTAAGTCCTATCGTAAAAAAGCAAAAGTAACAGCTGTTACTGATACAAACACCGTGCAAATCGATATACCGTTCGAGGACGGTTATTACACAGCCGGTGGTATGGAATGGATAAGCGGACCATTAGCAGGGCAAGCAACGCAGATTATGGCTAGTCAAAACAATACTATTGTTTATATGAGTGCTACAAACACGGCACCTCGTATTAGTGATGTAGCCTATATCTATCCAGGGTGCGACAAAACACCGACTACTTGTAAGAATAAATTCAATAATTTTAGTCGGAATAGGGCAACACCTTATGTTCCTTTAAAGGAGACGATACGATGAAATTAACAACAGGTGAACGTATAGCAAATGCTGCATGTGAATGGCTAGGTACCCCGTATCAAAATAACGCTATGGTGAAAGGTAAAGGGGTAGACTGCTCATATTTATTGGTGGCTGCAGTGGTTGATAGTGGCCTAATGAATATTGCAGATTTCAATATCGAAAACTATTCCAATGAATGGCATTTACATCGTTCAGAAGAAAAGTACCTGAAATATGTCAAACAAGTAGCAGACGAGGTGCCATTTGATGATCTTCGTATCGGTGATTTCTTACTATACCAATATGGACGTTGCATTTCTCACGGTGCCATTTACATTGGTAACAATTTAGTAATTCATGCTTTCGTTGACTTGGGCGTTATTCTATCATCAATTGACGATGTGTTATTTTATGACGCAAAAGGGAAAAGTCGCTTACGTGCGGTATATCGTTTCAGGAAAGGTGGTAAATAATGGGATTTTTATTTAATCGTGGTAAAAATACCACTAATCGAGCCGATATGATTGCTGATTTTCAAATCAACAGTGCTTCATATGGTGAGGTAGTGCCTGAAGTGTTAGGTACTACACGATTGAGTGGCAATATTATTTACTACGACGATTTCACACCTCATGAACATCGCAGTACGACGAGAACTGGTAAGGGTGGCGGTTCAAAGCATACAGAAATAACCTATACCTATACTGTTGCATGTGCTATTGGCTTATGTGAGGGCCCTATCGCCGGTATAGGGAAGGTTTGGCGAGATAAGGAAATATATACCTATCCGAGCGAAAAAATCGAACTGACGGCATATAATGGCGATTATGGACAAACTCCGTGGCCTTATGTTTTATCCAAGCACCCTGAAAAGGCATTGCCTTATAGTGGCTTGGCATATATGGCTGGGGTTGTTGATTTAGGGGAACGAGGTAGCCTACCTCAATTTAATTTTGAAATTAGAGGAAAGCTATTAGATACTGGCGACGGTATTGATGTAAACCCTGCCGATTATATTGTGCATGTGTTAAAGTCTATCGGCATTGACGATGTAAGCATAGACGGATTAGACAATTATCGTGCCTACTGCAAAGCAGCTGATATTCTAATTAGTACACCTCCGGATAGTAAAAGCTCAAAAGCTCAAAACGTTATTAATGATATAGCTGAAATAACTAACAGCCTTGTGTTTTGGAGCACAGACCGTTTGAAAATTGTACCGTTAGCCGATAAGCCTATTGGCGATTGGTCGCCAGCTAATCAAATTCAATATAACTTAACGGCAGATGATCTTATTCCGGCTAGCGCTGGGCAACTTATCATTTACAAGCGGAAGGATAGCTCAGAAACATATAATCAGGCAACAGTTGAGTTTATTAATCGTGCCAATAGCTACGAAAAAGAAACTGTATCATTCGAGGTGGTAGCTGATGTTCAAAAGAACGGCCTTAAACCAGCCTCTAAGAAGTCCGCTCATTATCTGTATACAAAAGCTAGGGCTCAATACTACGCCGAACAGCTAGCTATGAAACGGCTGTATGCAAAAAACCAATATACATTTCATCTCGATTGGGCGTTTTGTAGATTGGAACCAGGCGACCTTGTTACTATTACAGATGAGTTATGCGGATTGCGTGAGCAAATCGTAGTTATAACGTCAGTATCAGAAGCTGCAGATGGACAGCTTGAAATTACAGCAGAGGGTAAACCGCCAGGAACATATGCTCCGGCAAAGTATAACGTTCATGAAAACGAACGACCTTTTATTGATTATAATGTACCTGCTCCAAGTATTAATGACGTAGCTATTATCCAAACCCCAGGTGATGTAGGCGGTAATGAATTATATATCGGTGTTAATTCAGAGCCTAACTGGGGTGGCTGTTCTATATGGTTATCCGACAATAACGAAAACTATAAACGAATTGGCAATATCTCACAACAAGCACGAATGGGGCATCTTAAAACTACCCTAGCACAAGGCAGCAACTTAGCAAATGTGATTATCAATCAAGGTGCATTAAAAGGTGGTAGTCATATCGACGCAGAACGAGCAAATACTCTATGCTGGGTTGACGGTGAGTGCCTATCTTATGAAACAGCACAATTACAGATTAATGGCGATTATGCTTTAGGTGGTATTGTACGCGGTCAATATGGGACTAACGATACAGCTCATAATGCTGGTGCTAGATTTGTAAGAGTTGACGAGGCTTTATATCATGCTCCGTATCGTAAAGAGGATATCGGAAAGCAAGTTTATTTTAAATTTACATCATTCAACATGTATGGATCTAACGAACAAGGGTTAGATGAAGTGCAAGCTTACCCGTATAAGATAGTACCTTACTATATCCCAGAGGTTAGCAATTTAGCGTTATATACCAAATATTACGAAATCGGCAACGGCGTATTATCCTTTGACGTAGTGGCGCAATTCGATGTACCTCGCATTAATAGCCTAGATACAGTCGAATTGTGGTATAGAGAGCAAGGCGGCGCATGGAAATATGGCGGTGCTGGCGAAGGCCTTATCACAGTTAGCGGATGCGAATTAGGGCATACATATGATGTGAAATTGCAAGTAAAGGACACACACGGCAACGCATCGCAGGGCTTAATTAAAAGTATTACAGTTGAGATGAAAAGCGAAATACCGAACGCCCCTCAAGGTTTTTCTGTTTCGTTTGGGGACATGGCGCATTTCAATTGGCTCGAAGTTAGAAATGCCGATGTAGATTATTATGAAATCAGATCAGACCTCAACGCAGGGCAAAATGACGGCCTAATCGGCCGAAGTAATAACACCACATTCAGCACATTATTAACAGATCGCACCTCAAAAGTGTATTGTATCGCTCATAATCCTGCTAAAGGATATGGAGCACCAGCCGAATTGACTTATAACATACCTATACCAAAGCAACCGACCAAAGTCAAAGCAACAGCCAATATCAGCGGTATAGGTGTTACATTTGAGCCTATTCCAGTGAATTGCAAGGGTGCGAACGTATATATTGATGACAATGTGTATTACATCACTACGAACATTATCAATGTACCGCTCGAGGCTGGCGTATACAATATTAAAGTTGCATTCGTTGATTTATTCGGCGAGGGGCCTAAAAGTAATGAGCAACTTATCACTATCAAAGCTAAAATTGATAAGTCCCTACTCGACATGGAAAGCCTAGGCCTAGAGGACATAGACAAAGCTGTAAACGATTTAAAAAGCGAAGTCGGCACAGTCAAGACCGCTGTTAATGGTATGGATAGCAAGATAATTGACCTTGGCAATGCTTACCAGCGCACTTTGAGAGACTATCAAAATAACGTAAATTCACAAATCACGCAGATTTCAAGCGATATTGATTTAAAGGTAACGCAAGCTATCAACAATATGGATGGCGCCGAACTGGTGAGCCGTATTAATTTGAGCCCAGCAGGTACACGCATTGACGGCAAATTATTGCATGTTACTGGCGACGCATTATTTGATAATGATGTCATTACAAAAGGCATGATACAGGCTGGAGCTGTTACTGCTGATAAAATGCAAGTTGATAGTCTATCAACTATCACGGGTACAATCGGCACATTGCGAACTAAAACGAGTGGTGCAAGGGTTGAAATTAGTGATGACTTGATTCAAGTATTTGATGAAAACAATCAGTTAAGGGTAAGGATAGGCATATGGGAGTAACTAAAGCGGTTTTTGATATATATGATAAAAAAGGAGCTTTAATGTTAAGCCTAAACTCGACATTAACGCGATTTTTAGGCACACATATAGTAACAGATTATAGCGGGGTGATTACTATTGAAAAACAAAAAAATGAGCAAATTTTTGCGTTCGCGTCTGTTATATCTTACGAGCAAAATAAACCTTTTATGGTTCAACCTATACAAATTGATATTAAAGATAATCAAATTTTTTATAGGATTGAAAATACAGCTATTCCGATTAATACAAGGAGGTACAAAATCATCTATGGAGTATATTAGAGTATCAAATACAGAGGGAACAACCATTATCAATGATTCTTTTAAAAATTTAGCATTAAAAGAGATTATAACAACCCCTACACAAGGTGCGTTCGGGTATCAAATATACAGTTATAACGAGCCACATTTTGTAATCAACAAAAAAGAAGATGATTTGGTTTTTGTTGCCCCAAATGGAAAAGACTCTTTTAACAAAGGGTTTATGTTAAAAATCACAGAAAACGAGACTGAATTATTAACGCCAAGCTATCAAGAAGGTATTTTTAATGGATATGGACCATTTACTGATACATATGGAATTGCCGATACCTCTTCTATGTGCGGAGTTAGACACAGCCCTTCAGCACCTCATAGTTTTAAATGCTTCGTGTACTCTACTAATTATAAGAAAAGTAATGAAGGCCTAGAAGTGTATGATGAACATCAAAAATTAATTTTTTCATCGGCAAATAAATATCTTCAAGTCAAAAAATACATATATGTTGATGATATTGTCAAAAAATATGTTTCACATAACCAGTGGGGAGTTGGATATATAGAAGGTAGTGAAAACTACCCGCCAGAAGAATACGAACCATACACCTACTGGGGTGTCGTTGGAAGCCATATTAAAATCGCAGAATATAAATTCGATAAACCTATCGCAGTGTGCCCTGTAAGCACGCCGTCTTGTATCATTGGTACTAGGGGTAGTTGTATATTCTTCTATTACTCTTTTATCGACGAACGCACAATAGGTATATATGCAGAAATTAGTGTAGCTCATGCAACTGCAAATCACGATGACGCTCCAGAAACAGAATATTTCTTTGACGATGTGGTTACAATGCCAGTAGGAAATAATAAAATGCTTGGGGTATTAGTTACAGAAATTGAATAAGCGAGTCGCAAAATGAACTTTATAAGAAACGAGCCAGAGACTTTATACATCGGCGCCGATTATCGTAGATGTTATGAGGTCAGTGCCGATTTTGATTTAAAGAGCTGCACGGCAGTCATGAAAGTGCGGAGCCTACTCGGTACGTCAACCGAGGGAACTCAGTTATCGTGCTAGAGAAATTATAATCAAATCACAGGGAGAACACATGCAAGAATTAACGAATTTCATGAGCGAGGCTTGGCGGACGTTGACGGATTCTTTCGTTCTAAAGGCCTTGCTTGCCGTCATCGCTGATGTGGCGATATATATGATTGGCTTAAAACATGTACAGGTGTTAGGTATATTCATATTATTGGTATTCCTAGACCTCATTACAAAATGGGCGGCTATATCGTATCAAATGCTTGTAGATATGGGGGCAAATGCTGATAATCTAACCGCATTAGACAAATATATAGCGATTCCAGCTGCATGGGGTAAGGGGTTAATATCCTCTAAGCATATGAGAAAGCCTTTTGTTACAAAAGTTTTAACATATTGCCTTGCTACTGGCGCCGCATGGTGCTTTGACTATATGGCAGGTCAATACGCTTTCGCCGTTAATATCGTATGGCTATATCTCGGCTCGGTGGAACTATTGAGCATACTCGAGAACATGCGAGACGGCGGAAATACTACCATATCTGGCTTGCTTGACGTGGTTCATGCAAGAGTAGATATGATTTTAAAAAAATAATATAGTGTTGTTTGTGCCACGCTCACGATATATGGGCGTGGCTTTTATATTGCAGAAACAGAGGTGCATATA